CAGCGGTTACGCAAACGCAGGAGCTATTCTTGGTAATACACTTGCCAATGTTGGTGAAAAAATTGGAGATGCTCTTAAAATGAGGGCAGAAAGTCAAAAAGAAATTGATAGCGGAGTAAAAATGGCTACTGCTATTAAAACTGCTATCCCACAAATGAGCGGAATGGCTGACCAAGTTCTTGATGAGCTTACCAACCCAGAGTTATCAACCAATCAAAAACTTGCATCTTTAAGGGGAATTAAGGAAGCTATGCAGATTTCACTTCTTGGCAAACAAGAAAGCAGAGCTGATGCAATGCTTAAACTTCAACAAGATGAGTTGTTGGCAAAACTAAATTCTGGCAAGAATCAAGTCCCACAAGGAACGTTTATGAGTAGGCAAGAGTTTTCTTCCCTATTGAGTTCTGGAGTTCCAGCTAAGGGAGTTCCAACCGCAGATGGTCGTATTTATGTTACTGATATATCTGGGAATCAACCAGGTGTATTAGGTTCTAATGTAGCATTGATTGATGGTAAACCAGTTCAGTTGCCAGCTCAAAAATTAGAATTACCTGCATGGGGTGGAGTGAATAATGCTGATACTGCTGCTGCTGGGATTATTGATGGAATAAACATGGGTGAAACAACACCACTTCCTGTTGATGGAGCTGTATTACCACCTTTGCCAGATCAAACACAGAATGTTCAACAAGGAATTCCATTGACTGAGGTTCCTAAAGGTGACGTGTGGAGAATGGATCGAGATGGTCTTGTTGCTGGTCAGATACCAGGTTCTATGCAAGACCTTGAGGCGCAACAAAAAAGAGCGCAGATTCAAGAGTCTGAAAGTAAGGCAGCTCAAGCACGATCAGAAGCTAGTAGAGCAGAAACAGCTAAAATAAAATCTGAAAAGCAAGAAATAGCTAAAACTAACTTTATTATAGATAAAGCCAATGAAGCAGAGCAAATTATTAGGCAGGATATTTCAGAATATGGAGTTGGTTCTGCAATAGATATTGCCAAAGCTACTGTGCCAGGAACTTCTGCATATAAACTGCAAAAACAAATTTTGCCAGCATTGAAAGATGCCATTGCATTAGATAACCTTAGAAGATTAAAAGAAAATTCTCCAACTGGAAGTTCTGGTCTTGGTTCAGTTACTGAGAAAGAGGGTCAAAGACTTGAGAATATGTATGGTGTTCTTAATGTTGGTGGAGATAAGGATATTCTTCTTAAGGATATTACTAGATTGAAAGAGGAGGTTTTTAATACGGTTCATGGAACAAAAGCCGAACGTAACAAAGCTCTTAGAGAAGGTAAGATTACAGCAGAACAAAACAACCAAGTTGAGCAAATGTATAATGAGCAAATTCTTGGGATGAAAGCACAACCACAATTACAGGACAATGTTGGGATTAGCCCAGAAGTAGAGCAAATGCTCAAAGATTTAGGATTATGAGTTCACCACTTACGCAAAGTCTTTTAGAAACCAGAAAAAAACTTACCGACGCATCCCAAAAACTACAAGAAAGATTCTTATCTTTTCGGGATGCTGGTGATGAGGCTGGTATGCTTCAAATTGGTGAAAATATCAGAAAAATACAAGCAGAGGACGCTAGAATTTCTGCTGAGTATGAACAGATGCAGGCAGAGAGGAAAAAACAAATTCTTGATGGGATTGCTAGTGGGGAAAGTGTAACAGACAAAAAAGTTAGTAAAAGATCATCTGCTCCAGATTATTATTCTACTGGTTTTGGAATGTCGGTAGGTTTACCTAGACCACAAATATCTGATACTGTTGAAAGAATTGAGTTTAACCCAGAAAAAGCACGAAAACAATTTGCTGAATTGCTTGAGGTTAAACCAGAAAAAATTAACGTAAAAAGTGGAGTTGGAACAAAAGAAACTGTAATTCTTGACGGATTAGGTAGTGTTGAAGCACAAAAACAATATCTTAAAGATAAATATCCAGAAGTAATTGAGTTAAATGTGGCTGGTTCTCCAAACTTTGTTGTAAGAGACGACACAAAGGTTGAAATGAAAGGCGACGTAGGAGAATACAAACTTGTTTTTCCCAAAGGCATTCAGGCGAAAGACGTAGCATCTTTTGCAGCAACCGAGACAGCCCCAATGGTTGCTGGAGGATTATCTGGAATTGCTGGAATGATAACTGGTCCAGGAGCGGTAATTACTGTCCCAGCAGCAGCAAATTTAGGTTATTCTGGCGTTGGCGGAATCCAAGATGCAATTTACAGGGCTTCAACTGGAGTAGACATTAACGCTCCTGAAATTATCAGCAGAAGAAGTGGAGAGGCTGCTACTGGTTTTCTTATTGATGTTCCAACAGGAATGATGGGATCTAAATTAGGTGCTTCAAAAATTGGTAAAAACATCGAGAATGAGCTTGAAAAAAACCTTCGTGAATCTGTCGAGCTTCTTGAAAAACGAGGTGTTAAAACCTCTTATCCAGTAGGTGCAGCTGGTGGAACTACTGCAATGGAGTTCCAAAGAAGATTAGCTGCTGGATTTCCTAAAATGGAGGTTGGCAAGAAAATGGAACGTGTCCGCAAAGTTCTTTTTGATTGGCAAGAAGGAGCTACGTCTGGAAGGGTGGTTTCTAAAAAACCAGAAGCAGTTGCCGAAATCAAAGATGAACTTACCAGAACTGCTGATAAAATCAAAAGGCTTGATGCCAGCTTGGTTAAACAAGCAGACGGGTGGGCACAGCGTAGAATTAATGAGTTAATGCCACCAGCTACAAACCAAACTCAGCTTGGAGAAACTATTCTTAAACTTGCTGATGAGGCTGAAGTAAGAGGAAAACAAATGAAGGATGAAGCATATTCTTCTTTTTATCAAACAGCAGCAGAAAAAGGAGTTTTAGTTCCTAAATCGGAGGTTTTGTCCACGATTGATTCAGTAATCTCCCAATCAAGAAATGATTTCAAGAAAAATAAATCAATTAACGGTTTGTATCGTGAGATTAGCAATTCTGATGCCGATTCTTTTAGTTTGGAACAACTTAGAAACATTGTTCAAGTTGCTCGCGACAGCGTTCCTGCAAACGCAACCAAAACAGCGGATCAAGTTGCCGTTGGAGTTTCAAAAGCCTTAGACGATAAATTTAACGATGTCGTTCAAAAGAACGGCTTGGGAGAGATGTGGCAGGAAACAAATAGGATATTTGATGAATCTAGCCTAGCTTTCAGGAGAAGCTCAGTTGGTAAGGTTCTTGCTGATGAGTTTGGGGCAGAAAAATTAGCTCCAAGTCAAATGGTTCAACGTGTTCTTTCCAACGAAAAAACAGTAACAGATATGCTTTCTGCTATTCGTAATACTGGTGATGAGCAAGGATCAAGAATGCTTCAACAACAACTTCAAAACGCATACCTTGAAAAGATTGGGCTTACATCGCAAAAAGGAGTTAAAGTTAGCCAAGCTAATTTTCAACCAGAGATGATTGATGCTCTTTGGGGTAAAACACTTGGTGGCGAACAAGTTAAGGCTAAATTAAAAGAATTGAACGAAGCACTTGTAGCCAGCAAGGTTATGGTTGCAAATATCGACCCACAAGACGCTGAAAGATTGCTTTCGCCACTTCCAATACGTGAAAGAGAACGAGTGATTGAAACAATTGTTCAAAAAGCAAAGCTGAAAGAAAAAGAAGATGAGCTTGTTCGCAACAAAATCATTCAACGTGTTAAAAACGGTGATTTTGAATTACTTGATAACGTAGCTTTTGGTGGAGAGCTTATGAAAGCTAGAACATCTGATGTTTTAGATGTTGTCAAAAAACTTCCTATCCAACAAAGAAAAGAACTTGGGATGGATGCTTTTGCAGCCGTTTTACAAGATTATGCGCCTAAAGTAGGTGCAAACGAGACGGCAAAAGGCTTTAATCTTTGGGATGCAGAAGCACTTATTGACGATCTTAAGGGCTGGAAACGTGGTAAGCCAAACGCACCGCAATGGGTTCGCAACCTTGATGCGATTACTGGCAATAGCAACCTTTCTGATGAAATCATTGCAGCATCTAGGGTGCAGGCTGCCAATAAACCTCTTGGAGAAGTTCAATCACTTAAAGCAAGGGGGCTTGGTAGCGCAACAGGAGTTAAATTTTACACCACTCTTGAATACTTCCCACACAAAATGCTTGCAGCTGCCTACGGATCAAACACATTAACCCCATTCCTGCGCAGTCTATCAAAAGACATTGGCGAAGAAGCATACCAAAAAAACATGGATCGAATGATGAAGGGGATTATTGGAACACGTATTGGCTTGAACTCAGCAGCGCAACAATCAGCCAACGATCCAGAATTTGCCGAGCAAATGCAAGTCCTTCTATCCGAGATTCAAGCACAGTCACAGCAAGAACAATAAACGCTGATTTTGCTTGCTATATCGGGGATTTTAGATAGCGTAACCCTACATGGACGAAGAAAAAGACACCGACGTTTCCACCATTGACAGCAAGGAGGAAATGATAAAGTTCATGGCTGCGATACGGGAACGAGCCAAGGACTTGCCAAAGAATTGCGCCGAGAACTGCAAGCCAGACGTTGCTGCTAAGGCACTATGGTTGCTGGCACAAGGGGCAA